TATGACAAGAGGGATTTATGGCTAAATCTCATATGATGGGGAGGGGCAAACAATTCAAGGCAAAATGAGGAGCTTGGAGGATGTAGTTATGATACCAAAAGGACAAAAAAAGGACAAAAAAACAGTAGAAAAGCTGATCACAGAGGCTGATATTAAGGCAGATTTGATAGCTCAATTAACAGATAAGGGAGTAGTAGGCAAACAATACTATGATCTCATCAATGATTATATGGCAATGTGGCATATCAAAAATGAATTGATAGCAGACATCAAAAAAAATGGAGTCAATGTCAAATGGCAAAATGGCCCAAGCCAATTTGGATATAAAAAAAATGATTGCCTGTCTGAATTAAATAAGACGAATGCTCAGATGCTCAAGATACTCTCAGAGCTAAGATTAAAAGCTATAACAGCTATTGTCATTAAAGCTGATCCTGATGATGAGCTGTAGCATCCATCCAAACATAAAAAAGTACATGAGCATGGTGGAGACAGGAGAGATCAGGGCATGTATAGAGCAGCATGATTTAATCAAGTATGTCAGGCATGTATTTGAGACAGAGGATATTTTTATTAATGTTGATCAATATGAAAAGTATCTTAGTCAGGCCAAATATTTTCCTTATGAGGAGGTCATGCCTTGGGAGCAATTTGTCTTAGGCTTGCATCTCTGCACATATAGGACATCAGATGGGATGCCTAGATGGTCTGATTTATTTTTATTGATAGGTAGAGGAGCAGGCAAAGATGGTTATATAGCATTTTCCTCAGAGTGCCTGATCAGTCCCTACAATGGCATTAAGAAATATGATGTTGATATTTGTGCAAATAGTGAGGAGCAGGCAAAAGCTCCATTTGATGATCTATGGGAAATCTTAGAAGATCCTGATATGGGCAGCCTCTTGAAAAAACATTTCTATCATACCAAAGAGGAAATCATAGGCATCAAAATGAAATCAAGGATGAAGTATAGGACTAATAATCCAAAGGGCAAGGATGGCCTGAGATCAGGCATAGTCATATTTAATGAAATCCATCAGTATGAGGACTATAAAAACATCAATGTATTTACAACAGGCTTAGGCAAAAAGGCTCATCCAAGGAGACTATATGCCACAACTAATGGAGATGTCAGAGATGGCCCATTAGATGATTTGTTAGAGACATCTCATCAGATCCTTAGAGGAGATATCCCTGATAATGGCCTGCTGCCATTTATATGCAAGCTAAATAAAAAAGATGAGATTTATGATCCATTAAATTGGGAGATGGCAAATCCCTCATTGAGATATTTCCCAAATCTTATGGAGGAGATTGAAAAAGAATTTAAAACATGGCAAAGAGATCCCTCAAAGTTTACAGCATTTCCCACTAAAAGGATGAATATCCCTGATGGAGATACTGAGATCCAAGTTACAGCTTGGGAGAATATTTTAGCAACAAATAAGCCTATGCCAAATATCAAATATAAGACTGCTGTTGTTGGGATAGATTACTCCAAGATAACAGATTTTGCCTCAGTGAATATACATGTTAAGGATGGCAATGTCAGATATGATATCTCTCATTCATGGCTCTGCAGCAAGTCTGCTGACATCCCTAAACTTAAAATACCATGGCAGCAATGGGTGCAGGATGGCAGGCTGACATATGTTGAAGATGTTGAAATCAATCCTGATCTCATTGTTGATTACATCAGGGAGCAAGCTAGAAATTATAACATTATTAAGATTGCTCTTGATGATTTCAGATATGCATTGTTAGCAAAGGCCCTTAATAATTTAGGGTTTAGTTATGAAAACAAAAACATCAAACTGATCAGGCTATCAGATATCATGAAAGTCGTGCCTGTTGTAGACTCAGCATTTGTCTCTCAATCATTCATATGGGGAGATGATCCTGTCTTACGGTGGGCAACGAATAACACAAAGCTCATAAAAATGGGCAAGAGGCAAGGTCAGGACTTAGGCAATTATGTCTATGGGAAGATTGAGTCTAAGACTAGGAAAACAGATCCATTTATGGCATTGGTGCATTCTATGTGCATTGAGGCAGAGCTGCCTGATATGCAGGCAAAGGTTATGGATCTAGATGTCAGTACATTTTAATAACAGGGAGGTGCAACAGTGGGAGTAAAAGATTGGATAATAAGCCTTTTCAACAGTGGAGGGACTCTTGATCTAAACTCTATGGAAAACGGAAAGATCACAGCAGAAATATTTTATAAGAAATTGGCAATAGAGTCATGTATCAATTTGATTTCTAATGCTGTGAGCAGATCAGAGTTTACTACTTATCAAAAGGGTAATCCTGTGCGACAGGATAACTATTATCTCTTCAATGTACAGCCAAATGAGAATAAGTCAGCCTCAAAATTTTGGAGGGATGTGATACATGAGCTAGTTTATAAAAATGAATGCTTAGTTATTATGCCTAAGATGTCGAATCAAATGTATGTTGCTACAAATTATGATAAAGCTGAGTATGCTCTTAAAGGCAATACTTATAAAAATGTAAAAATTGGGACTTATGCCCTAACAGATACCTTTAATGAGCGTGATGTCATGCATTTTGAATTGCATGATGAGGCAATGAAAGATGTTATTGATAGCATGTATCAGACATATGGAGATCTGATTGCCTACAGTACGCAAACATACAAGAGGAGCAATGCAAAAAGAGGAGCATTAGAGATCCCTGTTACATATCCTCAGGATGATGAGAGCCAAAAGAAATTAGAAAAACTCTTAAATGAAAAGATGAAAAGATTTTTTGAGGCTGAAAATGGTGCAGTAATCCCTCTCACAAATGGGATTAAGTACAATGATTTATCATCTACAGGATATAAGACAGGCTCTGACAGCAGGGACTTAAAGGCCCTGATCACAGATATATTTGAGTATGTGGCTATTGCATTTCAAGTGCCTCCTACTTTGCTCTTGGGCAGTGTGGCAGATACTGACAAGGCCCTCACAAATTTCCTGACATTTTGCGTTAATCCCATTGCTGAATTATTGAATGATGAAATCAACAGGAAATTTTACAGCAAGGATGAGTATCTAGCAAGGACTTATATCAAATTGGATACATCATTGATCAAGGTATCAGATATCAAGGATGTTGCTAATGCTCTTGATGTCCTATTGAGGACAGGCTCTAATACCATCAATGACAATCTCAAGATTTTAGGTAGAGAGCCAATTACTGATCCTATCGGGGATCAGAGATTTATCACAAAGAATTACATGGCAACAGACGAATTTTTAACAGGAGGAGGGACAGAATGAAAATCAAAAAAAAGCTATGGGAATTAAAGCAGCTTGCAGGACAGCCTGACATCTTAGAGATGTATCTGTATGGAAATGTTGAGTCTGATGGATATGATTATTGGTCTGATGAAAAGGTCAGCTCAGAGACATCAGCAAATCATTTTAGAGATGAGCTTGCAAAGTATCCTGACATCAAGCAGATCAAAGTATTTATCAACTCCTATGGAGGAGATGTCTTTGAGGGTACTGCTATTTATAGTCAGCTCAAGAGACATGCTGCAGAGGTCATAGTACAGATAGATGGATTTGCTTGCAGTATAGCATCCCTCATTGCCATGGCAGGAGATCAGGTGATCATGCCTGCTAATACAATGATGATGATCCACAACGCATGGATGGGAATATTTGGCAATGCTAAGGAATTAAGAAAAGCAGCTGATGATCTTGATGCCATCATGGAGGGCAATATGGAGGCCTATCTGCTCAAGGCAGATGGCAAGATAACAAAGGACAAGCTGATGGAGCTGCTTGATGGTGAGACATGGCTGACAGCAAAGCAATGCCTAGAGTATGGATTTGCAGATCAAGTCCTCACTAAAGAGACAGACATGACAGAGGCTCAGGCCCTGCTGCAAAAGGTCAATCTCAGCCTAGAGGCTAAGGTCAGTTATAACAAGGCCATTGCTGCACAGCTAAGAGATATGACAGAGACAAAAGAGGCTATAGATGATCCCAAGGTCATAGAGGCTATTGAGGACATTGAGGCAATAAAAGAAGATCCCAAAGAAAACAATCTCAAAAAGCTATTCCTATCCCTATCAAAAATAAAATAAAAAATTGGAGGAGACAAAATGATTAATTTAGACAATTTCAAGGCACAAAAGGCAGAGGTACTAGCAAAGATTTCTCAGGCAATCAAGGATGGAAATGAGGAGGCATTTGCTGTCTCATTTAGCTCTTTTGCAGACATCATCCAAAATGCTGTTATGGCAGAGGCATCAGGTATGCTACAGGCTGCAGATGTAACAGTGTTAGCAGGCAGAGGAGTCAGAGCTTTAACATCTGACGAGACTAAGTATTATCAGGCTGTCATTGGTGCAATGAAGTCCTCAAATCCAAGGCAGGCTCTCACAGATATCACTATTACCATGCCTCTGACAGTTATTGATGCTGTCCTTGAAAATCTCACAGAGGCTCATCCATTGCTTGAGGAGATTGATTTTGTGAATACATCAGGCCTAGTGGAATATCTTGTAAATACTAATGTTTCTAGGACTAACATGGCAACATGGCAAGCTCTGACAGCAACAATCGTAACTGAGGCTGTTGGTGGATTTAAGAAGATCTCCCTAGGACAGAAAAAGCTCTCAGCATTTTTGCCTATTAGCAAATCAATGCTAGATCTTGGAGCTGTTTGGGTAGATAAGTATGTCAGGACAGTCCTGCAGGAGGCTCTCTTTAATGGCCTTGAGGATGGCATCATCTCAGGAGATGGACTTTTAGAGCCAATTGGTATGATCAGAAATCTAGATGCAGCTGTAGATCCTGTTACAGGATATGTTGCTAAGGTAGCAGTAGCAGTTACATCATTTGACAAGGCTGCCTATGGTGCATTGGTTGCTGCTCTCTCAGCAGGCCCTAATGGAAACAACAGAGTAATTAATGAGGTAATCCTCATAGTCAATCCTGTTGATTACCTAACTAAGGTAATGCCTGCTACTACTCATCTTGTACAGGGAGTTTACATTAATAATGTATTCCCTATCCCTACAAAGGTTATCCAGTCCTCTGTCTTGACAGCAGGATCAGCCATCATTGGAGTACCTAAGCAGTATTTCATGGGCCTTGGAACAGCCAAAGAGGGCAAGATTGAGTATAGTGATGAGTACCGTTTCCTTGAAGATGAAAGAGTCTATCTTGTCAAACTGTATGGCAATGGTATGCCTAAGGACAATGCAGCATTTAAGCTGCTTGATATCAGTGCCTTAGCTCCTGCTGTTGAAGTTTGAAAGACTCAGCTTAACAGCTTGACAGTAGGATCACTCATCCTAGAGCCATCATTTGAGGATAGCATCCTCACATATGAGGCTAATACGAGTAATGCAACAAATAAGATTACAGCAACACCAGATGATGTTGGAGCTGTGATTGCAATAACAGTCAATGATGTTGCTCATGTAAATGATACAGCAGCAACATGGCTGACAGGTCTAAATACTGTTGTCATTACTGTAACAAATGGAGCTGAGGTTAAGGTCTATACTGTCTACGTTACAAAGGCATAAAATGAAATGAGGGAGGCAGAAATGTCTCCCTATTTTTTTAAAGTAAGGAGGTGGCATGATGGAGACTCTGCTGCCATTAGTTAAGTCAGAGCTTAGAATTACATGGACTCATGAGGATGCAGATCTGCTCAGACTCCTAGCAAGAGGCCAAACAGTCATAGATAGATGCATAGGCATTGCAATGGATTATGAGACAGAGGGAGAGGCAAGAGAGCTGCTCTTTGCCTATGTCAGATACAGCAGAAATAATGCTGTAGAGTATTTCCGAGAGAATTTCCGAGATCAGATAACATCTCTATCCCTGCATCATGGAGCTGAGGCATTTGCTGCCTTGGAGGTCGTATGATCAAAATAAAAGAGTCAGTATACAATGATGGCCTATTGCAATATGGGAGCATGACAGCAACATATAATGCAAAAAAAGAAAAGACAGGAGCAACATTTGCAGAGGCAGGCAAGCTATATTATCAGGAGCTGTCAGCAAGAGATGGAGATATCATCCTAGCATCTCAAATAGGATACAAGATTGATCTCAAAGTTAAGACTCCCAAGATCATAGGTATCACAACATCAGATAAGGTCATGATTAATGAGCTGCTATATGACATCAAATCTATAGATGGAGACAGCATGAGCTTGTATCTCTATCTGCAAAAGGCAGGTAATTAAAATGAGCTATAAGATAACAGCAACAGATGAGAAGATTTCTGCAGCATTGGATAATGTGGGATTGCCTGTATTTTATGGAGAAGTGCCTGAGGATCAGCTTAATGGCTATAATTTTATTTATTATAAGCCATCAGCTCTCAGAAAAAATTCCATCAATACCTATGGGCAAAATGTCATAGTTATTTTAGTTACAAAGCTCTCAGATCTAGATAAGGAGATGCAGATCATTGAGGAGATGGAGAGCATCAAAATGCAAGCTGTCGGAGATGCTCAATATAACAGATATCAAATAGGCGAGACAACAGAGTTTATTAATGTTGTGGCCTATACCTTTGTACGGACAATTAAAAGGATGTGCTAAATGGGAGCAAAGTTTGAGCTTGATGTTAAGGATTGGGAAGATTTCAATGCTAGACTGCAGCTCTTAATGGGCAAATCAGAGGATGTTATCAATGATGCTCTCCTCTATGATGGAGTGCAGATCATGACAGATGATGTAACAAGATTTATCCCAAGATCAAGGAGATCCAAGGGACATGCTAGAGATGAGGATTGGTCTAAAGCAATTACATATAATTTAGGATTTACAGTAATCTCCAAAGGTGGAGCAGCAAGCAATAAAAACTCTTTTGGCTATCTCATATTCCCTGACGAGGGCAGAGGTGTAAAAAATAATCATGCTCATGACTTCTCAGGCAAAGGATCTGCTGTTGCTACTCCTAAGATAATGGATATTTTAAACATTGCTATTTCTAAAGCGATTGAGGAGGTAATTTATAAATGAATGAAGTAATAACATTTGATGGAGGCAGAGTCAAATCTGCAAGTATGAGACAATTAACAGGAGATGTGGCAGGATTAGCAAAGCCATTTTGCCGTACAGCTACATTATCAGGAGAGACAGAGATGAGGGAGGTCATCAAAAAAGATCCAGAGACAGGATCAGCAGAGTCTGTGGCAATGCCTGTAAAGCATATGGTAACATTGGCAGGGAGATTTCCTGCAGCCATCATCAGGGAGGTCAATGGACTAGATAGCAAAGGCCTGAGAACAGGTGTTTATGGCTATGGCCCAACAAGCAGAGGCAAAAACTTTATTCTCACAGCAGATATGGTTGATGAATTTGAGGATGTTGTTAAAAAGATAGCATATCCCAAATGCACAAACATTAAGGGCCTGACTTATGAGATTGATAATGAGTCAGACGAGTATGGCTACATGGAGCTTGAGATTACATGTCAGGCAGTCCTCATTGGTGGAGTGCCTAGATTTTATGTGGAGTCATTTGTTGGAGAGTCCATTGCAGCAATAACAGATGCATGGGATAATTTTGAGGCCTCCTTAGTGGCAGGCTATGCAGTCCTCTATGATGGCAATGGTTCAACAGGTGGAGCAGCTCCAATTGATAACATTGTCTATGCTGAGGATGCCTCTGTAACGGTGGCAGCAGCAGGGACATTAGTTAATACAGGAAAAACATTTGATGGTTGGAATACAAAGGCAGATGGCCTAGGCACAGATTATGCCTCAGCATCAACTATGCTTATGGGTACTGCAGATGTTACATTGTTTGCTCAGTGGATTGCATAAGAGAGGATTGAGGGATTATGTTAATACAAACAATTAAACTCCATGAGATCCTCATTGAGGAGATCAATGGAGTATACGAGGCCACAGAAAAAAATCATGAGGTATGTCCTGCAATGCTGACAAATTATGCCATTGAGCAGGGACATAGGCAGGGACTGATAAAGTCCTCCCTTGTCAGCGATCTATTTGCCCTCTATGGCTCTTATAAGGATCATGGTGGCAATATGGCTCAGGCTGAGTCAGGAGCAATCAGGGACATCCCTGAGGGCATGGTAAGTGAGATGGGATCTCTGCTAGATGAGACAAAAATGACAGCTGTAATCTACATGGGATGCATTGGAGCTAACAAAGCATTTAAGTATTCCTATGACGAATTTTTGGAGAGATACCATGCTGATGTCAGCGAAAAAATGCAGACTTATGTTAATCTCATCTCAGGTCTATCAGTGAATGACAAAAATGCATTTGCTGCAGAGTTTAGAAATAAGACTCAGGACTCCAAATCAAAAAAAAAATAATCCCTCCCAAACTTGAGATAAAGGACATGATAGATAAATACAGCTATTATGTCCTTTTTTTGGGTTTAGGAGAGGAGTTTTTTTGGCATGCTCCATTAATTGAAGTAGAAAAGGCAGTAGATAACAAGGTAGCAATGGACTCATGGAGTGCAAATCCTAAGACTAGATAGGGAGGAGGTTAGAAATGGCTCAGAGTGAGATCAAAATCCAATTTAAAATAGAAAATGCTGAGTATAAAAAGGGCATTGATGCCATCAAAAATGAGACAAAGACATTAAACAAAGAGTTTCAGCTAGAGCAGGCTCAGTTAAAATTGACAGGCACAGAGACTGACAAGCTAGAGAGCAAAATGACTTTTTTAAATAAGAAATATGAGCTGACAGCAAGGCAAGTCAAAGAGACAGAGGATCAGCTGCAGAGAGCAAAATCTGCTTTTGGTGAAAATTCCAAAGAAGTCAAGACTCTTGAGGACAGTTTGCTTGATGCTAAGATTGCCTATGAAAAGACAGGCAATGAGATTGCAAATACAAATAAAAAGCTAGATGAGAGCAAAGATAAATGGAAAAATGCATCAAAGGCAGTAGGAGATTTTGGTAAAGGTGCAGAGAATGCAGGCAATAAATTAGCTCCTGTATCCACAGCTGCAGCAGGTGCATTTGCAGGTATAGTGGGGATTGCTGTTGGAGCAGGCAAGGCTGCTGATGATATCAATACCATGGCAAAAGTTACAGGCTTATCTGTGGAGGAGATCCAAAAATTTCAATTTGCTGCAGATACAATAGATGTCTCCTTGGATACCATGACAGGAGCATTAACTAAGGTAACTAAAAACATGTCAGGAGCAAAGGATGGCACAGGCCCTGCAGCTGAGGCATTTGGCAAATTAGGAGTCTCTGTTGTAGATAGCTCAGGAAATTTGAGAGACAATGAAGATGTTTTTTATGAAAGCATTGATGCCTTAGGCAAAATGACAAATGAGACTGAGAGAGATGCTCTAGCAATGGAGATTTTTGGCAAGTCAGCAACGGAGCTTAATCCTCTGATCCTTGGAGGTGCAGATGCACTCAGGGAGATGGGAGATGCAGCTGATGCCAAAGGCCTGATCTTATCTCAGGAGGAGCTAGACAAGGCAAATGCTTTGAATGATACTCTTGATTTGATGAAAGCAGAGACTCTACAGGGCCTGATGCAGATAGGATCTGATTTAGCTCCTGTATTAATCCCTATGTTTGAGTCAATTGGAGTTGCAATTGGAGCTGTTATCACATGGTTTCAGAGTTTGGATGAGGGTACAATGAAAACAATTTTAGTGATCTTGGGCATTGTTGCAGTGATTGCTCCTGTCCTGATCATAATAGGCAAGGTTGCAACAGGTATCTCAGGCATCATGACTCTGATTGGGATGCTTGGGCCTGTATTTGCACTCCTGACAGGGCCTATAGGCATTGTAATTGCAATTGTAGCAGCTGTTATTGCCATTGGAGTATTGCTTTATAAAAATTGGGATTGGCTCAAGGGCAAAGCAGGAGAGCTATGGAGCAGCATCTCAGGTACATTTAACAATATCAAGGAGAGCATCGGCTCTGCAATTAACTCTGCAAGAGATACAGTTAAGGGAGCAATTGACAAGATCAAAGGCTTTTTTAACTTTACTTGGGCATTGCCAAAGCTAAAGATGCCTACATTCTCAATGACAGGCAAATTTAGTCTCAATCCTCCAAGCATCCCTAAGTTAGGAATAAATTGGAATGCTGATGGAGGTATCTTTACAAAGCCAACAGTATTGAATACATCTCAAGGTTTGCAAGGATTTGGGGAGGCAGGAGCAGAGGCCATATTGCCAATATCAAAACTAGCAGGGATCATCAAGGATCTCATGCCTGAGGCCTATGCATCTACTGCAGGAGGTACTATGGTGCATGAGGTAGGAGGCAATCTCAATCTCAATCTATCGGGACAGAGTGCAGGACTGCTCAATGTGCAGGCCATTGCAGATGAGGTCTTAGGCCTAGTATTGCAAAATATAACACAGGGTAACAGGAGCATCCCAAATAGAGCAGGGATGATGCCATTTTAGGAGGAGGAGGCAATTATGAATAATTTCACATGGGGAGCAACAGATCTCAATGTAATTGATGGATCATATATCCCTCCTCACAAAAAAGTAAACATAGAGGAGATCAAGACAATTCCTGCCCTTGATAATCTGCTGCCTAACAGCATTTTACAGATGGGAGGCAGAGACAGGATTGAGGTAACATTGCAGGGCATAGTATACAATTTCGCTGAAATGAATGCTCTGAGTGATGATGATGTATCCAAGACAATCAGGACATTTACAGATGCCTATGGCCTGAGCTTGAGCATGATCATCAAAGAGTTTAAATTAGGCAATTGGAAACATGGGCAAGTATTTGAGTATACCTTGACATTGATGGAGGCCTAGCATGAGAGCAATAGCAGAGAATACACTAGCACTCTTAAAGAGCCAAAGGATGCTAGGTCAAGACAAATATAATTATGAGCTTAAATTAGAGGGATATGATGCAGGGTATGGAGACATAGAAAACACACTCACACAAACAATATCAACATCAGCAACATGGGGAGATTATTGCATCAGATCAGATGGCAAAGTTTTATATGCCTATCATTCAGGCACAGGCATATATCTCAAGGTGATTGAGTCAGAAGATGTCATGCTATCAACATATGACTCAGGCTCAGGAGGCACATTATTTTATACCTTGGGAGAGAATATTACAGGTGGATGCTTTTCTTTAATCAGGCTGAAAAATGGGAAAATATTGCTGATCATCAATGATGGTGGCAATTTTACAACATCAATCCCTCATGCAACAAAAGTCTATACTTCTAATAATGGATTAGGGACTGATTTTGCATTAACAAGTACATTAGGATCATCGGCTAGGATAGGGACAAATCTGTCCTACATGAAGTCATATGTTGCAAAATCTACTCAAGGAGCAGATGGAGCAATATTTATTGCCACGTATGAGAGGAGGAGTGAGTCAGGGTATGACATGGTGCAGATTGTCATATACAAATCAATTGACAATGGAGCAACATGGGCAAAAAAATATGCAAACGTCCTCTCATGGTCTAACAGGTATGAGTCATTAAGATCATTTGCAATTATTGGCAATATGGTTATATTGGCATTTACGTATACATATGCAACAGTAGATGCCTATGCAATGATCAGTACAGATTATGGTGAGACATGGGTTGTAAATAAAACAAATTTTGTAAATCTACCTGAAGATGCCCAAGGTCATGCATTGATTGATTTTGCTATTGATTTAAGTAGCTCATTATTTATGATAATAAGTACAGGGCCAACATTAGGCACAGCATCATTATACAAAGCAATAACAACAAAAAATATGACTTATGATCTGCTCAATACATGGAATAATTGGCTATTGGTAAAGGAGAATATTAAAAGATATTATTATCAGGAGGGATTTCTAACAATCAGTCCTAGAGGGACAATACATTTTTTATTTCATGAATTAGGGACATCAGTTAAAGATACAGGCATGATCAGGACATTATACTCTGCAGCATTTCCTGCCTCAAGCCTGTCAATAAGCAAGGGCAGAGGTGGAGCTAATAGTCTCAATATCTCAGCAGATAATGCTAATGGGAGGCTCAATTTTAAAAATCCTGATAGAGATCTCTATGGCATCCTCAATCTTAATAAGCAAATTATTGTAAAAATGGGATATGGTGAGGATCTGATAGAAGTATTTACAGGCCTGATAGATGAGTTTAGCATGAAAACTTATCCTCAAATGCTAGAGATCACTTGCAGAGATAATCTTAAAAAGGCATTGGATCAGACAATAACAGAGGCAGGGCAACATACAGTATCATTTGAGAATACTGCTATTGAGTCAGTATTTGGGTATCTGTGTTATCTAGGAGGCATTGCAACAGGGAAGATAGAGGAGACAGGGATTAATATTACCAAGGTCTTTTCATGGCAATCCTATGCTGATGCATTTCAATTTTTGGCAGATTTGGCCTCTTTTGAATTTGGTGCAGACGAGTATGGCAAAATGTATTTCACTAGGGATCATCAGCCTGATAACATGCAATTGGCCTATACATTTGAGGAGGGCATAGACATTGCCTCAATGTCTTATAAGCTCGCAGACAAGGATTTATATTATAAGGTTGAAGTCTATGGCAAGGACTCTGAGGGGACTGTACTAGTATATCAAGCTCCTTTTTTGGATGCTGCAAAGTACAATATACTGCCTCAGAAAATCCTCAAGATTGATGCAACAGAGACAGGCACTGTTGCAGAGCTTAAAATGATAGCAGAGAGAGCTATTTATCTGATGAATAGCAGGACAGCCATTGTTGACTTTTCTGCTGTGGCAGTCCCATGGCTACAAGTGGGAGATTTTATACAAGTCATGGAGACATCAACAATGTCAGCAGGCATTTATAGGATCAGCAGCCTCAATCTCAAAATGACAGATAGAAATTTCATGATGGATATTTCGACTTATTATTATGGGGATAGCATAGTCAGTGGAGATCTGCCCACAGAGGCTGAGACTCAGACTGCAAATGCTGCACTAAACCTGATCCCTGAGATGACAAGCAATACAGCTCCATCAGGCATTGCTAAGGCCTCAAGCATCTACAATAGCAACTATGAGCCATGGCAAGCATTCAACTCTACAAATACAGACTATTATTGGAATTGTTACAGCTCCTATGGATGGATTGAGTATCAATTTGCTAAAAATACCATTATTGATAAGTACATGCTTAAAGCAAGGCAAGCGATAGATTATAATGATGCAATGCCTAAAAATTGGAGTCTTGAGGCATTTGATGGCGATAAATGGATCATCCTTGATAGCAGGACAAATCAGACAGCATGGGCCATTGATGAGCAGAGGTCATATAATTTTGTCAATACCAAAGCCTATGCCAAATACAGGCTCAATGTCTCAGCTAACAATGGATTTAATAGACTCCAATTGGAGCAACTTGCAATGTACTATAGAGGAGGGATCTGATGAGCAATGCATTAAGTCAAGCAATTAAAGCTAAGACTGACAGTCAATTGAGGATGGCAGAGAATGATGTTAAGCCAATAGTCAAAGAGTCAGCAACAGGAGTCATATATATTGCAGATCCTGATGATTATAGTCAGCAGCTATTGTCAGGCAAAAATATATCAATCACAGTAGCAGGTAATGCTAAGACAATTAATGCAGTTATGGGACTGCTTGCAGGCTCTAATGTCTCAATATCAGCTCCTGATGCTAATGGCAAGGTAACAATTACAGGCACGATATCGGGCAAGGGCATTAATATTACAGATTTCACAGGTAAAAATGGCTATGCTCTGACATATAATGCAGCAACAGATAAATTTATACTTACAGAAATTGCTAGTTCCTATGAACTGCCGCAGTCTACCGAAACAATTTTAGGCGGCATCAAGGCCAAGGCCAAGACAACAGAGGCCTCAGAGGTGGCAATAGATCCAGCCACAGGCAAATTATATGCTCCATCTCCTGATCAGGCAGCAAATGGCCTGCCTGCAGGTGGCACAGCAGGGCAGATCCCTATTAAGGTTGATGGGACTGATTACAACGCTGCATGGGGAGATGCTCCATCAGGTGGGGACAGTGGGACATATTATACTAATGCAATAGATCAGCCTCCTGCCTCTCCTCACTCAAATGATGATGAATTTGATGGGCCATCACTTGATGAAAAATGGGCATGGCTTAATCAGGGAACAAGCACAGCAACAATGGCAAATGGTAAGGTTGTATTTGATCTCCCTGCCTCAATGGATAATACAAGAGGTTTAATACAGCCTGCTCCAAGTGGTGATTTTACAATCATTGCAAAAATTAATGCCAATGTCCGAGAGGTTAACTATTCAAATTTCGGCATCATTGCATACAATAGTGCTAATAATCGTTTGGTTATATTAGGCAAAGGTGCAAGACTTAATAATAGAAGTATAAGCGTATCAAGATTAACAACAACGGGATGGAGTGGTGATTTATATTTATCTCATGGTATTGGTGGCGTCGACATATATTTAAAAGTAATGAAAGTAGGAACAACATTAAAATTTTATTACAGTTTAGATGGAACATGCTGGCTATGGATACTGGATGAGGACGTCGCAACACATATTGGAGCATTGACAAGTATCGGCATAGCATTTTATCGAAATAACAACACACCCACAGAAAAAATGTTTGGCCTGTGCGATTGGTTCAGGGTAATAGAGCCATAAAATATTTAGAGCCTCAAGGCTCTTTTTAATATGACATGAAGAGCAAATAGAAAAGTTAGAAGCGAGGATTCCGTCCTGGGGTCCTTTTCTATTACAAAAATATAAGGAGAGTGATTTAAGTGGAAATGATAAGAAATATTTATACACAGTTATTTGGGTATTCAAAGGGGGAATGGCGAATCGGAGGGGCCTTGGCTGCAATTGGAGGAGTGATTGGTGGAATGTTAGGTGGATTTGACGGACTGCTAAGAGCACTGCTCATTGCAATGGTCTTTGATGTTTTCACAGGGGTTTATCTCAAGAAAATTTTAAAGCAAATAAGCTCATCCAAGGGCATCAATGGTATTTCCAAGAAGATTGGAATCCTGATGATGATCATGTTTGCTTTCGTCATTGATGGAGTGCTAGGGCAAACCGGGGTCCTGAGAAACGGTGCTGTAATATTTTATTTAGCCATGGAAGGCTTAAGCTTAATTGAAAACTTAACAGCTATGGGTGTGCCTGCGTTTCAGCCACTTAAAGAGTACCTGGCGCAGTTACAGGAAGATGGAAAAAAATCGGAACCTACAATAATTAAAACCGTAAACCAAGCTACCACAGAAACAATAGATGGCGTTACCACAGAATCTGTTAAGGAAACAGTTACGGCTACAACGTCGAAGGAGGAATAGCATGAACATTGTCCAGAAATACATGACGCAGAACGACTGCTACAAAGCAAATCAGCGTCTGGTGTCTGTGGAGTATCTGATTGTTCATAGTACCGCCACTCTGGGCATTATGGCGGCGGATTG